ACACGTTATTCAAGATGTAAACGCTATGCAGGGGCATTAATAGCTTGCCCTAACTGCAAGACAATTACAAGAACAGGACATTTATCCTGGACAGTAAAAAAATGCCAAAACTGTAAATCAGATATAAATAAATTTGATTGGCTAATAGAAAAAGGTCAGTATTCTAAGGAGGCAAACAAATGACTAAAGGTTTTACTAATCACAATACACACGATATGCAGTTTATTAATTGTCCTAAATATAAAATGCACATCTGCATAGAACAAACAGATATAGGTGAATTAATTACTGGAAGTGACGTACCTAGATACGAAATTATCTGGCATATACATGGTGAATCTAACCCAAGAGGTAGAACAATGGATTTACTTAATTTAGTTGTACCTGATCCAGATGTACCTATGTCAATTCCACAAAATGTATATGATGCAGTTATGGAAACTTATGGTATTGCGTTAAAAAAAGAGTATAACAAGTATGCAAAAAGTAAAGGTTGGAATGAAATAGAATAATTATTTAGTCGGGAAGCCTGATAGTTAGGTTTGTGAGATACCCTAACTTGAAAGTTATAAAATACCTACCATAGGAAAGACAGGGCAAGTGTTGGACTTGATCTATCTCCTGACTTACAACCCCACAAGGGGTTTTTTATTGTTTAGTTTAATTTAGGAAATAATTTTTGCTCTAGCATATCTACAGCCCTATCATCTAATGTATTCGAGGTCTGCTTACAGATTACACGTAATAAATCAATTATTAATCTTTTAGCACCTGTTGTAGAAAGGAAACGTAAGATTATAGGTTTTAAAATTTTGTACATAGTTTTGTGTGTTACTTCTCAAACATACCAACATTTGTTAAATTTAGCACATAACTGTCTATAATTAAGCAGTGGTCAACAGCTTTCTCCTCACACATTAGGCAGTTATATTAATTAAGGTTGTGCATATATCCAACCATTAACTAAATATTTTAAAACTTTTGTTGTATAACCACGATGAACATATGTCCAGGTTGCTGGAAAAAATAATATGCTTCCAACTTCAGGTTGTATTTTTGTACCGTCAATAAACTCTGTCCAACCACCATCTTCTTCTTTTACTGTATTTAAATACCAAATATATGTAAAAATTCTTGACCATCCATTATGCAGACACCAATCATGATGCCAATGATAATAACCATTTGGTTCATATTTTTGTACTTTATATCCAGTATCTTTTATTTGGTAATTTTGTGCAGGGTACAAAGTACAACCGTTATCAGGTAAATTTTTTTTACCATAATCCATTAAATAATCATTATATTCTTCAAGTGCAATACCTAAAGCTTTATATAATATTTTATCTTCTTCTTTCCAATCAATATTATTTGTAATACCAGTATCAAAAGTTAATTTTACTGATTTATCAATTCTAGGATTATTTTGATTAACTTTACCTTCCTGTATATAAGGATCTATTTCAAATTTATCTATTACACTTTTGCAAAATTCTTTTGTAAGTGAATTTTTTTTTACCCAAATTAGTTCTTTAAACACTTATTTGCCATCTGTTATTAATTTATTTATATTTATAGTATATCAAGAATATCATGGCTGAAGATCAAGAAGAAAAAGAAGGTACAGATTGGGGTGAACTATTTGGACACGCTGTACGTTTTATGATTTTAGTCTGGTCATTAGCAATGATGACTCTTGGATACATGGATAAGATTCGTAATGATGGAGCGTTTTTAGCTGGCTTGACCAGTGGTGTTTTAGGTTCGTACGGTATCAGCGTAAACAAAAAGAAACCTAACAACGCTGCTAAGATAGTAGATAACAAAGACACTAATGTAGGTATCAAATGAAAAAACTTTTACTGATAAGTTTGTTTATTACAACTCCCTGTTTTGCTAATCCTTTACCTACCTGGACTACTGGTTCTAGCAATCGTACTGAAAATACTACGCAAACTATAACTCGCAGTATAGTAACTGAAAAATATGGATCTGCTTTAAATTCTTGGGAAGCATCTAATATATCTGTAGCTGCATCTGCTGGTATCGCTGGTGGTGACGCTGTATTTACTGTTGCTGATACTTCAGCAGATTGGTCGCTTCAAGTTACTACAAGGGCTGCTGGAGCATTAACAGAACAGATTACGCAGAATGATACGATTACAACCACAAGCGTTATTACTAGCTTGTCTGTGTTTAGTCAGTAATCAAATAAAAGCTGAAGAAGGTAACACAAATGTAACAGCACAACCTAATGCTGTTGGTAATTCTAGTATTATTAACCAGAATATGAATATTAATAATGGAATGACAGGTAAGCAGCAATTTGGCTCTTTAGTTTGTAGCCAACCAACTATGGCTATAACTCCTTTTTATACAGGTAATGATGCACAAGGTGAAGAAACATACAGTATTAATGAAGGTTGGGGTATACAAATGAGTTTTATGATACCTCTAGGAGATAATCAAACTTGTAACGAACTATCCAAAGTAAAACTAGACCAAGCCAAAGAAGAACTAGACAAGCAAGTCCATGATAAGCAATTAGTGAGAGTTTTAAAGTGTTCACAACTCCATGCTTCTGGTTATATGATTAATCCCAAATCTAAGTTCGCATATATTTGCAATGATGTAATTAATATAAGAAGTTATGTGAAAGCTAATTCTGATATTTTTAAAACAAAAGAATAAATACCCCCTTGTTCAATGAAGATACAACTAATAGGTCTGGGGGAGATAACCTAATGAAGTAACCCAACGTATGAACTATATTTAGTTTACGTTATTTTTAGTATTTGTAAACTTATCTTTTACATTTGCAACCTCTTTCTTCAAAACCTTAGTGAATATTTTTTTAAATACTTTTTTCAGTTGTGTTACTACAGCTTGCATTGCTATTGACCCTGCTACTGTCACAGTAGATGCAACGCCTGCACTAATAACACTTGATGCGATTACTTCTGGGGCTGGGATGGGGAACTCACCGATTAGGGGTATACTAAATGTAGCTACAGTTTCAGATGAAGTATTTTCTAGGTTTTTTGGCAGGTTCATTGGTATCTGTTCTGGGTTTATATTTAGCCCTTCCTCGTTTGCTTCCTCTTCTTTTGAAGAATCAACTGCCTGATCTTCCCCAAGTCCCGACTTTACCTGTTCCAAACTTGGAAGAAGTAAAGGATCTAGATATGGAACTTCCGCTACAGGTGGATAAAATATTGTTGTAGGTGGTATAAGTATATAATCTGTATCTGGTAAATCAGGTGTATCAATTTCCATCTTTAACATCACCTATAGAAATAGACCAATTATCTTCTCCAAATTTACCAGTTTCTATAACTTTTGTTTTTTTTATTTTTTTATCTAATTCTGCGTGATATTTTTTTATATTATTATTTAGTTCTAAATTAAACTTTTGCATACGCAGCCAGTGAACTAACTTATTTATATAGTATTTAACTAATTTCTTAAAAAAACCAAAGATCATTTTAAATTTTTTAGATAATCTACAATATACTTATCATCATTTGTATAGCAAGAATCTAATGCTGCTTTTGACATACCTTTATTTCTGCTTGCTATAATTGCACCTCTTTCGTAGTCAACTACTTCTGGTATGTATTTTTGCTCCAAAATGATACCTAAACTTCCACTTCTAAGACCAGTTTTGCAGTCTTGTGCAGCGTGCCAAGCTTCATGCCTCAGTGTTCTTATTAATTGAACTTGATTGTGCATATATTTTTTATTCAAATAAATATTGTTATTTCTATTGTTATAAATTCCAATAGTTTTTATTGGAAAATATTTTTTATCAGCTAAAAAAACTTTAACTTTAAATCGTTTTAAATTATTTACTAATTTATTAAACTCATTTGCAATATTATCGTAATTATTATTTGGAAATTGTTTTTCTACATGATTAATATTTTTAATTAATTGAACATTATTTCTGCACCATCTAGTGTACATACATGATAATTTACCTTGATTTGCAGCACTTACAGGTGCAAATAGTGATAATAAGATTAATAAAAATAATTTAAAATGCAACGCCTGTAGCTTGTACTGGTGTATTTATAAGATCAATTTCTGCTTTTAAACTAGCTTCAATAGCAGTAACTTCATCCGTTCCAAGAGCATCTTTAACCCAAGTAATCATTGTTGCTGAATCTGGTGTCTTTTTGGATTCGTCAAAAGCAATGAACCCAGAAGGTAATGACTCAGGCTTAACGTAGGTTATTTCGCCTGTGCGTCTTGCCTTTTCTTCTGTGCCATCCATGCCTTTTACTCGATAGACAACATTAGTGAAGTAACCATCGGCAACATCTCTTTTACAAGCAGTGCCGTTAATTTCCCAGGTGTAAGTGATAGCCATAATAACTTTGGATTGATTTTTACTTTTATTCTACAACTTCTGGTGTTGTTTGCTCTATTCCTTCTTCTTCTTTTACAAGTTCAACAAGTTCTGCATATTTAGCATTAGCTACTTTAAACTGTTCAAGAAGTTGTGCATTTGCATTGTTTAACTTTTGTGCTTCTTCAATACCTGCGTTGTATTTATTAGCAAGAGCTTGTGCTTCTGCTTTACGTTGTTCGCATCTTTCAGATAATTTTGACATAAATTTTATGTAATTATTTCAATAATACCAACGTGTCAAGCTTTTGTCTTTTATTGTTTTCCTAACTAATTTCAGTAAGATTAAATTTATATTTTTTACCAGTTACACGATTAATAATAAATAAATCATTTATGCCTTCCTGTATTGACCAACTTCCTTTTGTGTTATCTACTTCATTTGCACTACCGTTTAGGTTAGACATATTCATATCTTGTGTTGTGACTGAACCTGTGACCGTTATACCATTTGCAGTAGTCTCAAACTTTTTACTGCCGTCGTAATATAATTCTACTGATCCGTTAGCAGTAAGCTTTGCCATAGTTTCATTTCCATCTTCTCTCATTAAATAAAGAAGATCGGATTGAATAAATAATGAACTACTATTTGTACTGTCGATTATGTTATGCGTGCCATCATGATAAATTTCTAAGTCTGCACTTGCACCACAAGCTAATTTTGCATTGTCAGATAATCTTAAACGACCCATAACTTCAGCACCGCTTGAATCTGTCTCAAACTTTTTACTGCCATCGTAATATAGCTCTACGTTTCCGTTGCCATTACACTCAATACTTGTTTCCCAAGAACCGCTTGCATAGTTTTGTATTGCTAAATCACCGCTTGTTCCAGCATTTACTCGCCAGTAATCGTTATTATCATCTCCTTCGTCTGCTGTTAAAAAAACACCAGCAGTACCACCTTCGGCTGAGGTTATTTCTATTCCCCCTGACTGAGTTTCAAACTTTTTACTGCCAGCATAATATAAAGCAACAGAGGTATTATTGTAAAAAATTGCTGCTGGGTCATTATTTGCCTGTAATATTTTTAAATGTTTACCACTAACAGCGTTTTTAATAATATTATCTCCACCATCGTGATAAATTTCTAGATCTGAACTTATACCAAAAGAAGCCTTTGTATTATCTTCCCACCTTAATTCATCAGCAGCGTGATTCCATGTAACATCTCTTCCAGCGGTAGTAGGATTATCTAATTTAAATAAATCTAGAATACGAACACCATAACTTGTAGTCTCTAACTTTTTACTGTTGTCGTAATATAGCTCCACTGCTCCATCGTGAACAAATTTTGCATGAGTATCACTATTATCTTTATCCTTAAAGTGGTGAGTATCTGATCTATAAACTAAAGTACCTGTACTATTTACGATGTGTGTATTTGTACCGTCATGGAAAAGTTGAAAATCATTTGAACTTCCCATATATATGCGAGAAGAATCTACAAAAAACAGATCGCCACTTATTCCTACTCCTCCACTTCGTGTATCAAGTTTTAAACTGTGATCGTAATATAGCTCTACGGCACCATTTGAGATAGCAACAATTTTTTGTTCACTCCCAGCAGCATTTTGTATTTTAAGAGAATTATCTCCTCTTATATACATATCGCCAGTACCAGTATCGTCTATAAAACTGTGACTTCCTGAGTGATAAATTTGTAGGTCAGAACTATCTCCGATCCTTAAACCATATCCGCTACCATCTGGTATTTCAATTCTTCCTGTAACTTTTACTCCAGATGAAAAAGTTTCTAACTTTTTACTGTTGTCGTAATATAATTCTGCTGCACCATTAAGAGTTGCTTGAAACAGTTTCTCTTCATTTGCAATAAGTTGCATAATATCGCCATTATGGTTAAATCGAACTTGACCTCTATCCGATTGACCACTATCTCCGAATAAAATACCACCATAACTTGAAGCACCAGAACCAATAGTTATCCATGCGTTAGTATTATTTTCAGCTAATAAAACAGACTGACTAGAAGGAGTTGCAATACTTGAATCAGCTAATCTTAAATGTGCCACATTGTTACTAAGAGCACTTGCAACACCTACAGTCAAAGCACCTGTAACAGTAACTCCAGTACTTGTAGTCTCAAACTTTCTACTGTTGTCGTAATAAAGCTCTGTTTGAGCATCAGGGTAAAATAAAGCATCATTTTCTCCATTTTTTGATTGTATTCCAATTAAATTAGTGGCATCACCTTTTATAAATAACTGACCATTTGTAGACATTATTGTATTTACATCACTATTATGAAATATCTCTAAATCTTGACCAGCACCGATTTGTAGCTTCTTGTTATCTGCTGGAATTTGTACGTTACCGTTAGATGTAATTCGTAATCTTTCTCCCAGTGTAGAATTATGTCTTGTCTGTACTACAAAATCAGCAGAAGCATTTGTTGAATTATTGCAAGCATTTAAGTTAACAACACCTCTACCATTTCCATCAGTAAACATATGAATTCCAGTCGAGTTCGTTGCAGCAGAACTATTAGCATTTCCAATAGCTACTTTTGCATTTGTGCCAGAGGCAGAATAAGCTGTGTTATGTGAAAATTGAAATAATGCGTCATAAGTAGTTCCAGTACCACCAAGACTCATAGTGTCTCCAAATATTCTGCCTGTAACATCTATTCCAGTTGAAGTTGTCTCAAACTTTTTGCTGTTGTCGAAGTAGAGTTCTACTTCTGCATTTGCATCACAAACAATATAATTTTCATTTGCCTGTGATCTTAATGCAATATCGTTACCGTGTATAAATAAAAAACCAGTTGAATTTTGTACATAAGATGCTGTTCCAGAATGATAAATTTGTAGGTCTCCACCTATTCCAAGTTTTACAACCTCATTATCTAAGAGATAAAGTTCATCAGCTTTAACTTGTCCTGTTACATCAATACCATTAGTAGTTGTTTCAAACTTTTTACTATTGTCGTAGTAAAGTTCTACACTTCCATTATCATTAAATACAGCTTGAGTTTCACCATCATCTCCTGATCTTATATGTGTATTATTTCCACT